CGGTCGTATAGGTAGTCGGGGTTGTCGTAGTCGTCGGCGATGGTCGCGCCGGCGTAGGTGATGTGTTCTTCGTAGTCGGTGGAGGATTCGTAGAGGCGTGCCATTAGATGGCTCCCTCACCGTCCACAGGTTTCTCCATGCCGACTTGGCCGTCAATCCACGCTGACCACTCATCGGTCGTCATGGGGCGTACTTCGTTATCGACTTGCACGTTGACGGTGCCATAAGGCGCGGCGGCTTCTAGTTCTTCGCGTGTCCAATACTCAGCCATTGTTATATCCGTAAACCCTAATCGTCCCAGCGTTCAACACATACGGGCTAATAATGTAAATAGTAAAATCCGTGAACGATGTGAAATCCTGTTGGTAACCTGCCGAAGTGTAATAAATGGCAGCGCCTGTCGAATGGTTTATGTAACTAGTCCGCAGACCTTGGTATGGCCAAAACACATCGGAAACTGCCATTGAGTTGTGGCCTGCACCGGTGACGCCTAGGTTGAAAGCCGCAGCGGGGTTGCCAACGAAGCGGGTGGGGCCTGAGGAAAGAGTCAAGTAGGTGCCAGTCCAATAGTAACCGGTGGTCGCAGACCCTAATTGGAATTCATAACCGATACCGTTCGCGCTACCGTCAGCGTTGACCGTTATACGGTAGTTGTCAAAAGTGGACGAGAATGCGTTGGTGACAGTAACGGAGGCGGTCGGGCCGATGATGTTCTGCGACTTCACCAACGTCAAACCCTGATTAGCAACCTTGTAATCCAACGACCCTGTGACCGCTGAACCATCCACCCCAACCTTCGCCTGAAGTGCCTCAACAGCATCATTCACATTGCTGTGCTGTGCAGCATGGGACGGCGACGACAGGCTGTCACCAGCAGCCGGGTTCGTCAAACTATCAAGACTGGTAGGAAAATTCGTAGCCATCACACACCCCCCGGAGGCTCAGGAGCATCCCACGTTGGGGCGGGAGTCCATGTTGCGGGCGCGTCGCGGAGGGCTTGCCGGTAGGTCGCCCACTCGTCACGTCGCCCTGTCGGATCATCCGTCGTCTGTGTCCAGTCCGACGCGAACAGTAGGCGGTCACGGCGTAGGCGTAGACGTTCTAGCCACCATTCATCGGGCACATCGTCAGGGTCGAACTCGGCGCGTAGGTCAATAATCATGCGAGCACCGTTATTCCAGAGGCTGCCATAATGTCTCCCGTGCCCCATGTAAACGGAACAGTCGACGATAATGATGCGCTTGGGTTGACGTATTGGCTGCCGCCGCCGTGGTCATCTAATAGAAGACGGCAATAGAGATTGCTCAAATAGGGTCGCACAGCGCCTAAATATTGGACACCGCTAGAAACATCTGTGTACATAGCAGTTGCGCTTGTGATGTCGTTAGCGCCGAAAGACAGACCAGGCGGCGCAGATATTACTAGATCGCCTGTGATGCTGCTCGTACTACCCAGCGTGAAGTTCACAAAAAACATTACGAAGTTTTGAATCAGCACATATTGGCCGGTGATCGTACCGTTACCTAACGACCCGCCGCTAGTAATAGTTGGAGTGTACGACTGGCGTTCACCGATGGCGGTGCCGCCGATGCGTAGGTCACCGGTGGCGTTGATGTCTCCGTTGACATCCAACGTGTACGACGGCGACGTATCATTGATACCAACCTTGCCATCAGACTTCACAGACATACGAGTTGAGCCGTTAGTTCTCAAATCAATGTCGTGAGCCGAATCTGTTTCCAAATACAAGCCGCCATTACGGTTCTCAATCTGCATCAACCCACCGCCGGTAGCAGGAAAACCCATACTTCCAGCTTCTACCCCACCTGCATAAATGATCACACGGGAGTTGGTAGCACCGCCCACCGTACCGCCCGTGTCGTCTAGCAATATCGAAGCTTCTGTGCTGTCAGAAATCTCCAACTTTTTTGTAGGTGTCGCCGTGCCGATACCGACCCGTTCATTCGCATCATCAATATGCAACGGCGCACCATCCAACAACGCCGTCTCAATCGCCTCGACAGCATCATTCACATCGGCGTGCTGCTGATCATGCGGAGGATTATCCAACGTGTCCCCCGACGTAGGATTCGTGAACGCATCCAACGAACCAGGAAAATTAGTAGCCATCACACCACCTCCACGTCAGGCATCGCGGGCAGTTCAGGATCAGGACGCTCATCAGTTGGCACGAGCATCACATGACACCCGCCACACTCCACGAAAGCAGGTGCGCCCAACACGTTGTAGTCGATACCACCGTTCGGACAAGTGTTATCGGTACAGGTCACAGTCACCATGTCATGCCTTCCGATACCAATACTCTAAATCAATAGTGTCGCCTGTTGCCCAAGTCCACGGGTAGGTTCCACTCAAACCAAATGCGACAATATTAGAACCGGAAACATTCTGTTTGTAACAATATGCCTGCGTACCACTAGCTTGGATAAATCCGGCTACGTATGTAATAGGGCTATTATCTTTCAGCCTTGCTGAACCCCTCCACGAAGGTCCGCCGTTTGCCGTTCCTACTGGATTATTGATAGTAAATCCGCCAGTCAAAGAACTTGTTGAGCCAAACGTCAAACGGACCTCAACAAATACGAGGTCGTTGATATGACAATACACGGCATCAACGGTGCCGTTACCCAACGTGAAGTTCGTGAACACCGGTGTGAACGTGGTCCATGTGCCGATAGTCCCCGCGCCTGTCCCCAACTTTGTTTGCACCGCTTCCATCGCATCATTCAAATTCGCGTGCTGATCCGCATGAGGCACCGACACAGAATCCAACGCATCAGAAGCAGACGGATTCGTAAACGAATCCAACGAAGAAGGGAAAGAAGTCGCCATCAGTCCAGAGTCAAAGTCAACGAAGTGATCTGGAACGTGTCCCCCGCAACCACCGCAGCCGACGACGCCAACGCCCCCGACCACAACGCATTACCCGCAGACAACGCATCCCACAACGACCAATGCGTATACGTCTCAGTCGCAGCAACATTCGTCCACTCAACAGTCCCAGACGACGACATCGACCCGCCAGACGCAGCAGCAAACGACACAGCCTTCCGCGTCGACTCAGACGCAGCGTTCGCCGTACCATCCTCACCAGGATCACCAGTATGCAACTGCAAATACGTCCCAGCCGAAGCATACGACGACCCAGCCGTCGCATCCAACAACTGATCTTCAAGATAGTTAGAAATGCTCATCAAATCACTCCAGGTGGTCTAGACCGCACCCGTCATTGTAGCACCAAACCGACCCCCACAACGGCAAAAGCCCCCCGCCGAAGCAGGGGGCTGATGCCTGAGGGAACTCGGATCAGCTGTTCGCGCCAATCGAGGACGACGACTCAATCCGGCGAAGCGAAGCCTCGCGGAACCGGCCGTAGCCACCCAACCAGTACCAACCGATCGGCTGGAAACGCTCCAAGGTGTCAACCACAGGGCCACGGACGATGCTCGGAAGCGGGCCGTTGCCGTCGGTGATCGAGTGTGCCTTGGCGAGAGCCTGACGGCCCATGATGTGCGTGCAGTACACGTCGATGTCACCGGCAGAACCGGCACCATCGGAAGCGTCTTCGAACACCTTTGCGCGGGGCGTCTCAACGAAACGCACACCTTCGAACGCGCCGATCTCACCGTTGTAGATCATGTCGGTGTCGACGTACACATGCGGGTCACGCCACGCTGCTGCGCCGGTCTCCGAACGGAGGTCGTACGACACGTCAGGGTGGATGTACGCCATGTACAAGCCGTTGAAGGTGGGGACGTTGTCGCCACGCAACTGGGCGGTCACCTTGCGGATGTCGTTCGCTTCGATCTTGTCTTCGACAGCGACCGTGGTGCGCGAGGTCGGGGTGCTTGCACCGCCACCGCCGTACACGACGTTGGAGCCGCCGGACAGAACGTCACGGATGACGCTGTCGATCGAGATGCCGGCGTTGTAACCAACGACGTTGGCTGCAACAGTATCGACATCGAGGAACGAGGTGCCGCGCAGCTTGGCGGTGGTCAGCACCGCGTTGCCGTACTCGGCGAGGGTCACGGTGACCTGGCTGTCGCTCATGGCGACGGCGGTCACGTCGGAGTCCTCGGTGAGTGCCGACGTTGCGGCTGCGAGGTCGTTGAAGATGGTGAACGTCACCGTTGAACCGGGCATCGACTGGTTGGTCGGCATCACGTCAGCGGCGGCGTCGAACAGCAGTTCCGACCGGAGCGCAAAGTATGCGAGCCGATCAAACGCCTGCTGGTCAACAGAAAGGGATGAGGTCTGGGT